GACACATATCTGGTCTAACGATCAATTCAATACTGAATTAATCATTATAAATAATACATTTATTTTGAATATAATATTTATTTTTCACAAATCAAACCTTATTTAAAAAATTGTTTCGGATTATTTATTTTTTCTCCTTGTTGAATACATTCGGCTAACCATTCTTCTGGTATAGTTTTTTTGCTAACATGAGTTATTCCTAATTTATTTGCATAAGCTTCATATGTTGTTTTACTGGCTTTTGAAATTCTCTGATTTGGATTTTGAAATACCATTCTAATATCAACACCTGGATTGCTTTGTAATACATGTTTCATTTTTTTACGATCTATTGCTGTCCAACGACCTTTTGTTTCTATATACATCATAGATCCATTGCGTTTAGTAAACACGAAATCTGGTGTATATTTTGCGTCTCGTTGAGGCACAATATATTTAATTACATCAGTTTCATAACGAAGTTCATAAGATGTTTCTTTAATTTGTTCAGCTACTAAAAGTTCTAAACCAGAACGGTAACCGTATTTATATGCAGCTTGGCGTTGTTTGCTACCAGCTGTATGCCAATGATTTTTTTTCATTATAATATAACTTTTATTTTAAATTTACCAATCAATCATTACTAAATTACCATTCCATCTCATAACGTTATCAGCTTTAAAATCTAAATCTAGATCTAGGTCAGGTAATCCAATCCGTTGTATATCTTGTTGTAACGCTCTTAAAAAATTAACAAGTTGTTCATTATTATCTCGTGCGCCTTCTGCATCTAGATAATCAAATATTGAAACTTCTCCTCCATGTTCTTTAGCAAAATCTTTAAAACCATTTATAAAATTATTAATTTCATTTGTTTCATTTCTGTTTATTGATTCAGCTTTAGACATTATATACATATTTTTACCATCTACATAATGTACTGGAATAAATGTGCTATACATATCATATCTACCAACAATTATATCTGCAACTTTATATTCTTCAGATTCTGTAGTTATTTTAAAAAGTTTATCTTCATCATTTATGGAATAAATACGACCATTATCGCCTTTATCAAAAAAAGTAAATTCTTTATTTGAAATTTTATCTACTAAACGATCCATTTCAGGGTCTGCTAATTCATTTAATATATGTTTAAGCCGTATCATTTATCCTTTAAATGTTATATTTTTATCTAAATCAATTTGTATTGCAAAATTCATATCAACGTCTGGTCTTTTTCGTATAGCTTGAGCTGGTTTTGCAATTGCTAATAATTGTCCTGCATCGTTATATAAACCTATAGTTGTAATATACGGAGAAAATATACTTCCAGAAACAAATGATTTATATGTTATATCATCATCATTAGTTAATGTTTTATTTGACGACATATTAAAATCGCCTTTATTAATTCTAGCAATTATATTTAATTCATTAATAGTTTTAGTACTTTTATAACTAGCAGTAAATGGAACGTTAATTAAATCATGAAATCTATAATCAGGTGTTGATACAATACCTATACCATGTTCGTGAAAAATATTACCGATATATTTTGTTTGTAATAAAGAACCAGTTTCGTGTCTATCTCCTAAATACCCAATTTCGGTGCTATTAATAGATTTATTAAATATTCTAATTTCATCTAATTTTCCCTGTAAATAATTTGATGTTTCAAATCCACCGATAAATAAAGGAAGATTATTATCTATACGAGCAGATGCAGTAAATGGAGAATTATGTACTTTAAGTAAATTTGATGTAGTAGAAGCATGTAACGTTCCATTTAAATACATTTCTAATGAACTACCAGTTTTCTGACATACAACATGTGTCCAATCAGTAACAGCTGTAGATGATGTAATTTGAGTAACGTATTGATGAGACCCAGCTGCAGAAAATATTAATTGATTACTGCCTGATAATTCTAATTTAAATGGATATTGTGGTGTAATTGAACTAGAAGCTTTAGCTAAAATAAGTTCATTTTCTGTAGTAGAATTTGCTCCAGATATAAATAAAGATAAAGAATAATTATTATCTCGATCATATAATCCATTAATATCAGTATACATAAATCCAGATCCATCAAATTCAGCAGCTAATCCAATTGATTTAGTTAATCCAGAAGTTGTAGTTATTCCATCTACATACGTTATATTTGATGATTTATAAGAAATTCTAGATTTATCAAAATATTCATTAAATCCTTCATAAAATTGATGATTAGTTACAATTGATTCTGTTGCAAAACTACTATTTATTAAATTACCATATCTATCACTAGAAATAAAAAGAGTATCAGCTCCATATAAAGATGATCCATATATTGCAGTACCATATAATGCTGCAATTGATGCAGTTATATTAAATGATCCATGTTTAATTTTTTCTCCAGTTTTAAGTTGTGGTATAGAAAAAATTGAAGCAGTTGAATATAAAAAACGTTTTGTTTTATTTAAATCAGTGGGGCCAAATATAAAACTAGGATGAGTTTTTCTTTTATAAAATAAATGATTAACTGAAAAATATGTAATAGACTGTAAACTTCCATTAATATTTTTAGCATCATTAAATGTTAATTCAGATCCAATATGCGGTAAATTATTTACATCTGTATAAATTCCTTGTAATGGTAATAAACTACTAGTAGCACTACCAGATGGAACAGTAAATGTCTTATGTGTTAAAAAAGGATTAACTTTAACGTCAGACTGATCAATTTTTTTAAAAACTGATGGATATAGTCCTCGGTTTAAATCTTCGGTATTTACTATTTTAGATTCTGGCATAATAGAAACTTAATTGTATCTATTATAAATATCGATTAAATTAAATCCGCTAAAAATCTAATTTAACGCGTATTAACGCTTCTCTAGAGAACGATTTTAATAAAGGTTTACTTAATTTTGCAACAGCTAATAATTCTCTATTATCATTATATAATCCAACCGTAGTAATATATGATTTAGGATCTCCTACGAAATCATTTTGAGATAATTGACCTACACTACCAGTAACATAAGAAGGATTATTAGAAAAATTATATTCTCCATTTTTTACTCGTACAAAATAATGTGTACTAGTTATTTTTTCAGAATTTCTTGCTTGAAATCCATATAGATCACTAGTTGCTACATTAGTAATTTCTGCAGACCCCGAAATTGAATGAAATAATCTATAATGATTACTTCCTGCTGAACTAGAACCACTATTTGTTTGAAAATTTAAATTTGCATCTAATTTGTTACCATCTAATACTAAAACTCCATGATCTGGATACGCTAATCCATAATATACTGGAGCTGAGGTATTAAATACACCTCCATTAATAGATCCTGATACTATATTATAAACTTTACCAGATTCGCCAATAGTTGCTGCGGTAGTAGAAGAATCATCAATTAATGAATAAACTACGGAACTACTAACGTTAACACTTCCTGTTGCGTTACTAGGTAATGATGCAGACATAAATCGTAATGGTAATTCAAAATTTCCGGGATCTAATCGTTCCCGCATTCGATCACGTTTAAAATTAATAACATATATATGATCAGTACTGCCATCACCTGTAGTAAATCTCGAATCACCAGGGTTTAATAATAATTGCCTATATTGAGAATAAATTGCTTTTGATGGAGAATCTTCTAATTGACCTGTTGAATCAGACCCACTACCCAAAGCATGACCATATGCTAATGAATATTGAACTACTGACCCCGATATTGTTGGCTCAGATTGATATACATCAGCATAATATTGTTTTTGTGTAGATGTTTGTGCTGTAGAACTAGTAAAATATGTAGTTAAACTTGCTTTACTATCACTCCATAATCCAGCAGTTACAACTTCTGTTTGTTTTGCTATTATATCATCAACCGAAAATGGTGTATATGTCCGGCCCATCTTTGCAACACTACGTAATGCATCCTGTTCTGCTAACATTTCAGTAGCCATTTGTCTAGCTAATTGTTGAACCTGTTGATTAATATCAACGCTAGTTTCTTCCGGTTGTGCCGTTGGATTTAAAGATTTTGGAGGAGTTGGTAAAAATTGTCCTCTTACATCGCGCCTAGTCAATTTTGCTCCATGTCTTGGTAATTTTCTTAATTTTTCTATAATGTTATTAACATTCATTTTTTTTAACCTATTTTATTAAATTGTTGCAGAAGTTGCTTGTTTAACTAACACAGTAAGAGTTTTAAATCCTCCAGTTTCATTTCCTACTATAGTAACTGAAGTAGTTTTATCTTCTAATAAATGCGTTTTAGCTATCACTTCAAATTCAAATCCAGCTAATGTAATACTTTGTGCATCTTCAGAATCTCCAACAAATGCTGGTGTAGTTGGTAATATTGAATTTTGCAATGGTTTTACAACTCGTAATTCTGCTATTGTTGAATCTGCAAGAATTGCCGAATAACCTAAATTAGAATTTCCTCCTTGGAAATTACTTGTATTAGGCCTTATAGCTGCACTATCTCCAGGAGCACTTAAAGTTATACTAGTATTACCTACATTAATAACAGGAATATTAGTAGTTCGCTTTGGTAATGTTATTAATTTATAACGTAACGCTTGTGTTTCATCTGGTATAGCTTCTGTTATTGGCATGTTTTCGATAACAGAACCATAATATGCAGTTCCTAATGCATGATCAGTATTCCATAAACTATAATCAATTTCATCATCTCCTAATGCAAATTGAGTAATGTTAAATGAATTTTGTCCTTTTGACAATAATTCTCGTCCTTTTAATGTTAATATAGCATCAACGGTAACTGTACTATTATTTAAGTATCCCATAATTTATTTCCTATTTTAAATAAATATAATTCATATATATTTTATGGTATTATAAAACTTCCTTGTGTTCCACCATCCGACACAATAAATTGATTTGGGTTAGCAGATAAAATTTCAACTACCGGTTTTCCGTCTATTGTATCTTGCGAATCTACATTAAAATCTGCAGATGTCATTTTCGAACCTGCATATTTTTGATTGTTAATACCAGTAGGTAAATAATCAGATGTTTCTGCAGCTTCATAACTTGATGTATTATTTATTATTTTTTTTAATTGTTTATTTTCAGAAAATTTACTAGATGAAAATATTGGACTAATAGCTTCGCTTAACCAATATGGTGATGATGCATTAATCCACTCACTTCCTGATTGAATAATATAATTATGTGAATATGTTACCCCACCATATCGTTTTTGTACTGAAGCAGTTATATATGCTTGATATTGATCATCATCTATTCCAGATAATGTACATATATTAGTCGAAGTAGATCCTTCATATGATAAATAATCAGCTGATGATGTAGGAAGTAAACCGGTTAAATTAGTATTATAATATACATCTTGATAAGATATAGTTGGTAATATTTTATCTTTATTACGTTCTAATATATTTGGTTTTATTAATATTCCAGATATAACATCTGCCCTTGCAGGTAATAATTGTTCTAATTGTTTAAAAAATGATAAATCAAATAATGTAAATATTTTAATATATAAATTAATATCATTAGATTGTTCATATTTTTTCCAGTAATTTCTAGCAATTCCTAAAAGATCTGGATATGACTTATCTTCTACATTACCCGGATCTCCTATATATTGATCTAAATCAGTAAATCCTAATTGAGATATTATATCTTCATCGATCATTGTTTGCGGCGAAAAATATACCCCTAATTTTTTACTATCTAATGGTGCTTTGTCAAATTGACTACGTTCAGCTCGGGTTTTTACATTTAAATCGCTAATTAATTCATTATCTTCAATTCTAATTTTATTATCATCAAATGTACCAGCGCCGATTGATATTCCATCATAATAATATGTTTCTTCTATAGAATCATATGGAGTATCATTAGTCCAAGACGCAAATGATGAAGATATCGTAGATGATTTCGGTTGAACTCCAGATAAACTTGACGTTAATGAATGATTAATTTTTTGTGTTAACGGTATTCTATATATTAATTCATCATATGAATCTATATTTCCATCATATGCTGCAGGAGCTTTTACGTGATTATTGAATGCAGAATCATTTAAACTATTATTCCACAATCGTAATTCTTGAACTTGTCCTTCTAATCTACTTCCACTAATAGTTCCACCAATAATTATAGAGTCATTTACTGGAATAGATCCGCTAGCGGAACATGTAACTTCAGCTATAATCTTACCATATTTAGATTTTTTTGTAATTAAATCTAAATTAGATCCAGAAGTTCGTAACATAGTAGTTAACCATTCTCCATTAAATAATTCTATATCAGCGGAGCTGGTATTATTTATTTGCATTTTACCTAATGTACCACTAGTAAAATCTAATGTAACTACATTACTACCAACCGTAAATAAATTCATCGTGCTACCTATAGTAGGATTTTTTATAACATCATCAGTACGAAAACGTAATTCTATAGTTTTAATTGATTCGGAATAATTAGTAGTAACAGTCCCAGCTGTATTAGTGATTAAATCTAATGCATAATCAAAATTTAATTTTTCATATACCGGAACTCTCGAATTACGAGGTCCTCCATATTCATTAATTGATATTAAAGATTGAGGTATTCCATAACATGATAATAATGCCTGTATACTTCTTTTTGTTCCTTTAGTTTTTAATAACAATGGTAAGTTATTAACTATACGTCTCCATATGGAGTAAGTAATATTTTTGCCGGGTATAGACGGATCACCAATTGTATTTGATCCTGTTATAGGAGTCCCAGTTTCACTCGTACCTAAAGCATATTCCCATAATTCTTGATCCTGACGACCATTTGTTAAATTCCAACCAAATTGTTTTGCTACAGAATATAATAATTCATTAGGCATACCTAATTTAGGATTTTCTTCTCGATCATGTACTTTTGACATATTATTTATATACGTATAAAGTATATCATAATGATGTCCTAACATATTAACAAATGTATTAAATCCATTATTATCATTAGAATCACGAACATATTCTGGTACTGTGTATATTAATGCATTTACATTATTAGTATCATATAAAGATGCGGTATTATATAAGTTATTATACCATGTTGTAAATTCACTACTAGATACTGGATACAATTCATATGGATATGTATTATTTGATTTTGGAGCATTATCTATATAACTACCAGTTATAATCGTAACATTTGGGGTTTCTAAAGGTATAGGATGAGTAGTTAAATTTGATGAAGATTGATAATATAAAAATCTTTCAAATTCATCAAAGCCTCCAATTAATTTATTTTTTGCAGTTGTATTATCAGTTATATTAGTACTAGCATTACTACCAGAAATTCCGCCTAATACGATACTAGCTGAATTATAGTATTCAATTAATTCTAATTTATATTTAAAATTAGCTAATCTTTCTGTAGCTGAACTATAAAAAATAAAATTATTAAAATCAGTATAATCAATATTTAATTTCATTTCAGATAAACTACCTGAAAAATACGTATCAATAAGTTCTTGTGACGTTTGTACTGATGATCCTAGTAATTCCGTCCATGTTTTTAATCCAGTTTCATTTGATGTATCATGTGAATAATTAGCTTGCCAATTTGGATTTGATAATTTATTAAAACTTTTTTGTTCTTCTAATTCATTAATAGTAACACGATCTATATATGGTGATTTTTGTTCTTCAACAACCCAGCATTTGAAATTAACATCAATTTCATCAGGCAACGGATCATGTAATTTAACATATAAATATTCACCGATAACTACACTATTAATAAATAATATACAATTATTTCTATTAAAATTTAATAAATGATTTTTATAAAATTTTGTAGATGTTTGTCTCGGTCTATTAATAAAATTAGTAATTTGTTGCAAAAATTCATCATCTTCTGCATCAATTGCTCTTAATTTAATTTCTGTACGATCCGGTGAAATTTCATCTACTCGTAAGTGTTGTTTAGCATAACTTCCTATTAAATTTTTGAAAAAATTAATTGTAATATCATATGTTTCAGAAGTTAAATTTAATTTTGTCAACTCCGAATATATATCTATAGCAATTGGTTTATTTAATGGAATTATTGCATTGGTTAAACTACTTTTAAACTCTGGAACTTTTTGTTCTAAAGCTATATGATAATTTCCAGTAATCCATGAATTTGCTGAATGTACATGTAATTCAATGCATTGATCTTTAGTTTGATTTGCTATATCATTATTAAAATATACGCCTGTAGTAGTATCAATCGAAACAAATGACGACTTACTAGAAGATATTCGTTCACCAGAAATTGATTTTTTCCGGCTACGAATTTGATTGATATTTTTATATTGATTTAACATTATATTTCTCTATTCCATTCATCAACATTTTTAGAAGCATCTGTTATAGACCAATAAGTTTGATCGGCGTTAATTGTACTATATTTATTAGTATCATTTTTACCAGCTTCAGCTGTTATACTAAATGTATCTCCAACTTCAAATTCAGAATTTGCAATAATTACGTCTTTATAAGCATTTTGTACTTGATATCGTAAAATTTTCCCTCCACCAGCATCCGGATCTTCAAAATCAAAATATGATATATAATCTCGTTTTGTATCTTTATTTGGACCACTTCTTGCAATATAAAAATAGGTTGTATTATGATCATCCGTATCATCTTGCCAAGATGTGTATTCAACAGTTCCCTCTGGAGGAGGAATACTATCATACCTAAAATTAATTTTAACCCGGAATCTTAAATCAGCTCCAGATTCTTTAATTTCTTTAGTTATATAATATTTATTTGGTCGTTTTTGAAGTTGTCCTTCTTCTAATTCATCTATTAAT